CTAAAACTGGTGATATGGCTACTAAATTATCTTATAAGGGAGTAGTTGGAGAAATAGATGGAGTACCAGTAATTAAAGTACCAAGTTCTTATCTACCAGGAAATTGTGAATTTATAATCACTCACCCAATTGCAACTATTAATCCTAAGAAATTAAGTGACTATAAAATCCATAGAGATCCACCAGGAATTAATGGTAACCTTGTTGAAGGACGTGTAAGATATGACACTTTCGTTCTTGAAGGAAAGAAAGATGCTATCTATTCTCACTTTACAAGTTATTCAGGATAAAAAGTTCAAGAGTTTATCTCTTGACAAAAATGCACTGTATTTCAAGAATATAGTGCGTTTTTTTGAGGAGGTAATGAAAGGACAGGAGAAACAATATTCACAATCACAATGGCTATGATTGATGAGATGACAGAATCAGGAACATTAGATGCAGATTCAACAAGAGAATACAGAGCAAAAGCACCATCTATCTTGACAATGTTACAAAACGAACTTATAGGAATAGATAATCGATATAGAAAAAAAGAAGACTATATCTATCCAGTAACATTAGAGTCACTAGATGAACCATTACAAATAGATACAATAAAAGCTACCACTTTATTGACAAATGGACTTGCAGCACAATTAATGCTACACGAAGATAAAACCTTAGCAAATTATTTTGAACAACGATATGAAGAAATGAAAGGAATGTTCTTAAAACCAACTGCAAGAAAACCTGAGACGAGAGAAGATGTGTATGACTCTACATTAAATTATTAAAAGAAGGTGAATAAAGGGCAACAATAAAAGTAGGAAAAACGGTAAAACCTGTTGTATTAGATAAATTTTTAGGTCTTAATATTCATAATACAGGAGATACACAAATCGAATTAGGCGAATCAGGAAGAATGGATAATTTCTACATAACAAATGATTATAAATTAAGAAAAATGTATGGATATAAGTCATTTTGGGACTTTGAAGCACCAATAAAAGGAATGTATTCTACAAGTCTTGGAGGAACTGAATATTTATTAGTGGCAGTTGATGGTAAACTTTACTACTTTCTAAGAGGAGAATTAGAAGACGAAAGTGAATGGGCAACTTTAGAACCAACATTAATAGGATCAATACCAGATAAGGAAACCACTTTCTTTACTTTTGATAAAAAAGTATATATTTTATGTGGAAAATATATGAGTTGGGATGGAACAACTTTAGCAGAAGTTGAAGGATATACACCATTAGTATTTATAAATACACCACCAGCAGGTGGAGGTCTTATTTATGATGAAATTAATTTGCTTAGTGCTAAAAAACATCAAACATTTAATGGTGATGGAACTTCAGTTGACTTCCATATAGCACAAACAAGTGTAACATCAATAGATAAAGTATTGGTTGATGGGACAGAAAAAACAATAACAACAGATTATACAGTTGATTTAACAAATGGAGTAGTAACATTTACAACTGCACCACAACAAGCTATGGACAATGTAGATATTTACTGGACATTAGATGATGGTGATAGAGACATAATTGAAGGTATGAAGTTTGGAACAGTATTCGGCGGAGATGTTGATGCTAGAGTATTCTTATATGGAAATCCTACTTGTCAAAATAGAACTTATTATAGTGGATTAGAAGATGGAGTACCAAGTGTTGAATACTTTCCAGCAACAGCACAAGTAGATATTGGAGCATCTAACTTTGCATTAACAGATTTAACAAGACAATATGATAGACTTCTAGCAACTACAAATAGACCAGAAGCATATTACTTAACAATAGGGACAGAAAGTTTAGATGTAACATTAGTGGACAATTCTCATACTACAAGGTTAGTACCATCAGTAAGTACATATCCATTAAATGAAATACACGGTAACGTAGCACCAGGGCAAGGTCAATTAATAGACAACTATCCAGTAACAATAGATAAAAATGCTCTTATATTATGGAAAGCAACAAATGTCCGTGATGAAAAGAACATGGAAGATATATCACAAAAAATAAAACTTGATTTAATTAATATGGATTTAAGAGCATTTAAGACTTTAGATCATCAATCAGAAAACCAGTTATGGTTTGGTACAGAAAAAAGATATTACATATTCAACTATCTAACAAAAACCTTTTCAAGATTAAAACTTGAAGACGATATGACACATTTAGAAGATTTAGGAAATATAGTATATACAGGAACAAATACAGGTAAAGTATGTAAATGGGGAGAACAATTTCCTGATTATGATGGGAAAATAATTAAAGCACATTGGGAAATGAATTTTAGTGATTTTAATGCTTCATACCTAAGAAAAACAATGAACCGTTTATGGGTATTAATGCAGCCTCAGGGTGAATCAAGTGCAGAAGTAAGTTTTATATCAAATTTAAAGACTTCCCCTATTAAAAAATCTATATCATATCATTTACAAGTATTGGATAGTGTAAATTTTGCAAACTTTAGTTTCCAAATATCAAATAATCCTCAACCCTTTAGATTAAAAATGAAGGCAAAAAAATTTACAAATTTAAAGGTTACAATAGATAATGAAGAAAGAACTGACTGTACAATATTACAATTAGTTATGAAAGTAGAATCTTTTGGAGAAAGTAAATAGGAGGGATAAAATGAAATGGCTATGGGAAAACAAAAAGAAAATAGCAAAATACACATTAAACATACTAAGTGCACTGGCTATGTTAATTACAGGAATAAATGCAATAGATGGTATAACAATTCCTTACACACATCAAATTGTAGAAGTAATTGCTGTAATTAATGGTGTAATAAGTACATATTTATTAGGACAAAAAATAACAAAGTAGGAGGGATACAAGGGCATTAACAAAGTTTTTAGTAGATGTAAACAATATACAAGCTTTATCAGATAGACCTAATGAAATAGATGGACTAACATCTGCTGAATTAAAGGAAAAATTTGACAAAGCAGGTGGAGATATTAAAAGTTATTTAAACAATACATTGACATCTGAATTAGATTTAGTACTTGCGACAATACCAACAAATTATGTTGCAAATAATGATGCAAGATTAACAAACTCAAGACAATGCAATAACAGTTTTGATAACTGGTCAACTGCAAGAAGTAATTTAAAAATAGGATATGGAACATCTCTACCATCAAGTGCAGATGATGGTTCTATATTTTTATTGTATGAGTAGGTGATTGAATGACTTCCTTAGGAACAACATATTTTGATACTTATGCAAGTTATGAGTTGTTATATGACTTATTAGGTCAAAGTGCAGAGAATAATCAATCCTATGTAAGAATGTATGGAGTTCTCCATGTAACTGGATATAGTTATACATGTGATTGGGGCTCTGCTTGGGTTATTAACGACAGTAATCCTATAAGTTCATATTATTCAAGAGGAGATTATGAAGTATTTAGAAAAGATTATACATTTACACATGATAGTAATGGATATCTTAATAATTTAGAAATATGGGCAGGAATTAACACATCTTATAAAAGTGGATCAATACAAGCATATTTAACTTTACCTAAAATTAATAGATACCCAGTATTAAATAGTGGTAGTAACTTTACAGATAAAACAAATCCTGTCTATAACATAACAGCTTATGGTACTTACCCATTGAGGGTAAAAATAGAAGCTGGTGGGAATACAAGTTTAATCACAAGAGATTTATCAAGCAAAAATTCACAAGTATACTTTAGTTTTAACAGATGAAGAAAGAAAAACATTAAGAAGATTATCACCTGATGGAAAAACACTAGCTGTAAGAGAGACAGTGTGTGCTATGAGTGGAGGTTCTGAGGCTAGTGTCAGTTATAAAAACTATACAATGACAATAACCAAAAGACCAATGAAGATACGAGTCAATGGAGCATGGAAAGAAGCATACCCCTATGTACGAGTCAATGGAGCATGGAAAGAAGCAAAAGCTAATATAAGAGTAAATGGACAATGGAAGGAAGGGATTTAAGGGCAAATTATGAAGAAGATTTAAACAGATTAAAAGAGGCTCAAAAAAATGCAGCAATAGCAGATTTAGAAAACACAAGAAATCAAGCATTAAGTAACTTACAAGCAGAAAGAGGACAAAATGCTGCAACTTA